CTCAAGGCCCGCGTCCTCGCCGAGCAAAAGGGCAATGTCGAAACAGAAGATTACGCAACTCCGCAGCGTCTCACGGCGAGCGGAGACTCCGGCGTTTGCTCTTAAGGGCAGACGTCCGCGCGGAGCCAAGGCTCGCGGCTTGACGTTCCAGCGCAAAGCGGAGAAAGAGATCTCCAGGATCTGGCCCGAGGCCGAGCACAACGTGTGGGTCACCTACGTCGACGGGCAGAGTTTCCATTGGGCACAGTTCGACTCTATCGTGGTGCTCCCGGACAAAGTTCTGGTTTTCGAAACAAAGCTCAGTCAATGCCTCGCAGGCATCGAAGAGCTGCAAACCCTCTATCGGCCGCTGGCGGGCATGTTGTTCTCCAGGCCAACCATCGGGATCATGGTCTGCAAGAACCTACGCATGGATCCTGGTGATCGCCTGCTTCGGAAACCCGAGGCGTTGACGGATTTCAAACCAGGCCACATGGTCTGGACCTGGCACTATCTGGGGTAGTCATGGAAGTGACGATGAAACTGGCCAGCTACTTTGGCAGTGCCGCTGTTGGGGCGGTTGGACTGTGGCTTGCGAACAGGGTGCTGGGAAAAGCCGCGTTCCAGGAGGCGATTAACCAAGGCTTCAGCTCCCTTCTCAAGGCTGTGCAGGAAGAGCGGAACAGCCTTGAGAAGGAAGTTGAAAAGCTGCGGCTGGACCTTGCGAACAAGGAAAAGCAGCACCAGAGTGATCGTGAAGAGATGCGCGGGGAGATCCGCCAGCTTAAGCAAATGATCCAATCCCTTGAGGCCCACATCACACGAAACGGACTGGAGCTTCCACATGAGCATTACGCAGCCGATTGATCAAGCTTGGCGGCCGACAGCAGCCGAGGCGTTGCTCGGTATTGAGGCCGGACGAGACGAGGCGCTTGCTGTAATTGCTGCTGCCGGCTTGGCTTTGCCGCTGAACTTTGATGCCTGGCTTGGAACAAACGGACTGCAGGCATATGACACGGCCGATTTGTCGCTTGGGGTGTCAGCTCAAGTGGCTGATACTGATGTCGGCACGCACGCAGACGAAGTAACTGGAGATACCGTTCCTAACGCTGGGATCTACTCACTTCGTGCCGGAGGCTTGTGGCATTGGGTGCGGGATAACCCAGAGGTAACGGCGGCCGAATCTGCCGCTGCTGCTGCTTTGTCGGCGGATAGTGCTGCTGCAGATGCCGAGTCGGCCAACTCGGCCAAGGACACCGCCGTCGCAGCTGCGAGCACAGCGACGGCGGCCTCAAGCACGTCCACGGCGCAGGCGACCATCTCCACGAACGCCAAGATCGCAGCGCAGCAGGCCGCCGCAGACGCGGCGATGGTGTCAGGCGTCTATGTGCCGATCTTCGCCAGCGCGCCGTCGATCGAGCTGGCGACCATCCCGGCGGCGGTGAAGAACATCCGCACGCAGTATCACGACCCGGTCTATCCCGACCTCAGCAGCCTGGCGGGCGGAGCGGACTGGGCGCGGGTGTCGGCGGCCGACATTCCGGCTGGAACACCCGCGATGGCCAAGCGGCGCTCGGTCGACCGCTGTATGCCAGATGGCTCCACCCACGCCACCAACGGCGGGTGGTGGCTGAACATCTCGCCCAAGCTGCGCCCAGAGATGTTCGGGCGGAAGGACAGCGCCGCGACCACGGGGGCCATGTTGCAGGCCGCCAACGACTTCGCGCACCTGACCCACCGTCCCCTAGTCCTGAGCGGGACCTACACCGCCGACACCGCCGTAGCGACAGCGGCCAGTATCGCGCAAGGCGGCTTTGCCATCGAGTACGAGGGCGACGTCGTCGTCAACTACACCGGCACAGCAGTGGAGTATTTCTGGGGGTTCTTCTCTACCGCCCATGCCGTCTATTCGGTTGGCATGTCCGGCGGCACGCTGACCATCAACGGCAATTTGAGCATTCAGCGCGCGTTCGGTATTTCTGCGGCGAGCGGCAGCACCACCATCGGTGGCGAGTGTCATGTGCGCGGTCTGCGGGTGAACGGCGTGTTCGCGCCGGCCGGGAGCAATGGCGTGGCCTACGCCGTCGACATCTCCGGCCCGTTCGGGGCCTATACGCTGGACGACATCATTGTCTCTGACGTCTCGCGGCACGCCAGCCTGGACGCGACGGGGGACTGCAAGGCGCTGCGGGTCACCCAGGCCCGGGTGCCGGTGCGCCTGCGAAACAGCAAGTTCTCGCTTGTGCTCAACCCTCTGCAAGACGCTGACGCGGTTTACATTGCCGGACCTATTGAGGGAGGTCTGCCGGTCGCGCCTCTGGCGGTCATTCTGGACTGTGAGTTCTACGGGATCAGCGTTCGCTCCGTCAAAACCCAAACGCGACACACAATTATTCGCCGTACCTCGTTTAACCACGGCGGGCTGACGACCACCACGAACAGTTCCGACGTCGGTGCGCAGTACGGCAGCCTTGACATTGCGGATTGCACGCTGCTTGTCGATGCCGCGCCGGGCTCAAGCTACATTCCGTTCGCGACATACGGCATCTACAACGATGCGACCAAGAAGTCGTGCCTGCGCCGCGTCAAGGTGACGACCGGATACATTCTCCCGCGCCTACTCTACAACTTCGGGGGAGCCAATGCGCCTGACCACGAAATTCTTGTCGAGGACTGCGAGGTTGTCGGAACAGACGCCTTTACGACTTCGGTGTTCTCGCGCTGCGCAGTGGAGTTCAGCCTGGCGGACGTGAAGGCGTCCAGCAAAAAGCTGACAATCCGCTGCCGCCGCAATACCTTCCAGAGTTCCAGCGCGCTTGTGGGGTACGTTGGCGGTGATGGGACCGACGTGTCGGCCAAGCTGGGCATCCACCTTGAGCGCAACAAAAACCCGCTGGCCTTGACCAGCAACAGTAAGTTGCTCTCGGCGCTTTCCGGCACTGCCCTCACCAAGCTCACGGACTACACCTTTGGGCCGAACGAGGGGTACATCCAGCACTTCCCTGTGTGGGACGCGAACCTTGCCACGATCAAGCCCGGCAACGACTTCACCCTCGACATCGCTACGTCGGTGGTGACCAACGGCCCCGCAAACCTGCCCGCAACAGGTATCGCGCGCGTGTTGATCGGGGCGGGCGAAACGACGTGGTTTGCCTATCAGGCGCGCGAGATCATCGTGGGCAATGGCGACCGGCATTTTTACACCCTGAACGGCACATGGGCGGAAAAGAACAACCGCCCGATGTTCGAGAACACGGCGACCTACGACATCGCCTCGCTGGCGTTGGGTGCGACTGGCGCGATCCAGACCATCACCGTGACCGGCGCGGCGCTGGGCGACTTTGCGCGCGCCTCCCTAAGCATCGACACGGCGGGTGTAGTCTTGCACGCTTGGGTCAGCGCGGCCAACACCGTTAAGTATTTCGCCCACAATCTGGCCGGGGCTAACCCACTCGACCTGGCGTCAGCTACGGTTAAGGTTCGCGTCGAAAAGTAGGCCAACGATAGTCACCCTCGCCGGTGTCTGACACCAACACTGGTCTGTGTCAGACATACACAAGAAAACACCATGAAACAGCAAACCGAACAAACAAATACAGAACTGCAGGAGCGCCTTTATCGCGATCCTGTACTCTTCTGTCGCTTGCCACTCGCCAACTGGTTTCCTAAGAAAATGCCTTGGGTGCATCGTGGAATCCTCGCGATTCTTTTGCGGCGCACAGACTTCTTGCTGAACTTTGGTGTGGAGCACTGGCAAGATGAGGAAGCAACATGGACGTTTGAAGAACTCGAACTCATCGTACGCAACTTCGTACAACGAGATCTTGCGACTGGTGAAATCTTTCCACTGTTTGTTTTGCGCTACGACGAAGAAGGCAAGTTGCTGGCTGTTGATCTCAGGTGCCGGCGGTTCACTGAGATCATCATGCCGCGTGGCTTTGCAAAGACCACAGTCATCAACGCAGCCACACTGTTCAAGATTCTTTTCGTCGAGCGTAAGGTTATTCTGTATGTCTCGGAAACTGGTGGCCACGCGGAAACACAGCTTGGTAATATCAAGCGTGAGTTGCAGGTAAATCAAATACTTCTGGCTGTGTTTGGGAACATTGTGCCGGAGCGCGGAGACATGCAGCGCTCCACGATGGACCACCTCGAGACGTTGACTGGTGTTGTTGTCATCGCTCGCGGACGCGGAGCGCAGGTACGCGGACTCAACCACTTTGGCGAGCGACCGGATGAGATAATCGTGGATGACCTGGAAGATCCAGAGTCAGTTTCAACTGAACATCAGCGCGACAAAGCGCTTAGCTGGCTCATGGCTGACCTGATTCCTGTGCTTCCTCGGCAGAACCGATCTGCTACTATTACCATGATGGGCACGCTGCTGCACCGCGACGCGCTCATGATGAAGATGGCGAATGATCCGAGGTTCACAGTCGTTCGGTTTGGGGCGTTGGATATTGACGGAAACCCGCTGTGGCCTGCGCATATGAACGAGGAAGCGTTGGAAGCGGAGCGTCGAGCTTATGCCAACTCTGGCAAGCTTGGCATTTTCTATAGAGAGTTCTTGTCGCAGCTGCGCTCGGACGATGATGCCAAGTTTAAGCCAGGGTTCTTTGATGGGATTGTGCAACCCATTGCCTTGACCGATTGCATTGCCCGTGCGATTATGATCGACCCGGCCATTTCGGAAAAGGTGACAGCGGACTCGACAGCGATTGCAGTTGTCGGCATAACAGCGAAGGGCAAGATCCAACTGCTTGACTTGTGGTCCAAGGTGGGTGCTTTGCCTCGGGAACAGATCGACAAGTACTTTGAGCTTAGTCAAACTTGGCAGTGTAATCGTCACGGGATTGAGGCGATCGCGTATCAAACTGCGCTGGTCCACCTCATGCGGGAGGAAATGTTCCGCAAGCACCACTACTTTGAGATAACGGAAGTTAAACACAAGACAAAGAAAACCGAGCGGATTGAGGGCGTACTTCAACCTAGGTTTGCTGGCAGGTACATAGGCTTCCAACGGGAGTTTCCTGTGCTGCAGGGACAACTTCTTGACTGGCCCAGCGGCGGCTTCGACGAGAGCGATGCTTTTGCCATGGCCATCACACTGTTGGATCCGTTTGCAGCGCAGGCAGCAGACCCGAGCGTTAACTTCGAAGAAGACACCTACGAACCAATTGACTACAAGTCAATGAAAGGAGCACCGTGATGGCGCAGCAAAGAAGCAACAACAACGGACGCAGTGTCGATCCAAAGCGTGCGGCTCAGCGGCAGGCAAAGGCTGCCGCTGCTCGTGGGGTCAACAGTCTGTCGTCCAGGCCTGGACCCTACAAGGCCGCTGGCGAGGCTCTCACGCCGCAAGACGAGACCCTGGTCAATGGCGACTCGCGGCAACGCGAGCTTGGCTATGGAGCCAACCGTGACAACGAAACCGGACTCGGCAACGTCGCGGCGAAGCTGAGCCTGGCGCGCAAGAACGCCACCGCTGATCTCGCCCATTTCCTGTTTGGAGGTCCGCCCAAATGAGTCCGAACGAAGTCAATCTCCGGGCAGCCGTTGATCCGACGCAAAGCTGCGCCAACTGCAATCAATTCCAGCAGGGCATGTGTACTACCCTTGGAATGCCGGTGCAGCCCAATCAGATGTGTGATGCCTGGGCGCCTCAAGGAGGCGAAGCCCCGGCTCCGCAAGGTCCGGCTCCGATGGATTCGGAAACCATGAGCGCCATGCTCTTTGGAGGTCCGAAATGAATCTCGCTTCGCTCTTTGGTGGACCTCAAGGTCCACAACCAGCCGCGACCGGCCAGAAGAATCCTCTGCTCGGCGGCCCGGCTACTTCACCGCTGGACCAGAAGAACACGCAGGGATCTCCGCTGGTCATGTCGGCCGCGCCGGCTTCGGCACAGGCTCCGGCTGCTCCCATCGCCGGGCAGTGGACTCCAGGCCCTGGGCTTCCAGGCGGCGGTGGAAAGTCCGGCGGCATGGACACCGAGCAGGCGATGAAGTTCATCTCTGCTCTTTTCGGAGGCTAGTTACTTGGCCGACAATACAAAACTTGGCCTGAGCGGCAAGTCCTGGATGGACTACGACGCAACGCAGGGCGTCATGGATCGGCTGGGATCGGACCAGAAGTTTCATGATAATCTGCGCAGCTACCTGCTGGACAGAATCACAACGTCCGAGCGGGCCATGAGCAAGTTCTATCCGCGCTGGAACGTGAACGAGAAGAAAGTTCAGGCGTACATCGACCTGCCCGACTATGAGCAGCTGCTCAAGGAGATGAATGAGCAGGGCAAGCCGCCGAGTCCGGTGAGCATTACCTTCCCGTACGCTTTCGCCACGCTCTGGACAGTTGTGACCTACATGGTCCACACTTTCACCGGCCGTCGGCCCATGTTCCAGGTGGCAGCCTCGAAGGCGGAGTCTGTGCAAAGCGCCAAGAATATGGAGACTGTGCTGCAGTGGAATGCTGATGCCACCCGCATGGTTTCGGCGCTGATGCAATACTTCGTCGATGGCGAGCTCTACGGTGTGTCCATCGTGCGCTGTCTGTGGAAGCAGAAGTTCTCCAAGCGCAGCCGCTGGAAAACCCTTGAGGGCGTCGATAAGTGGCTTGCCGGTGCACTTGGTAAGCCGCTGCAGGAGCGTGTGCGGGACACAGCGCTGGTCTTCGAGGGGAACGAAGTCGTCAACGTCGATCCTTTTATGTTCTTCCCTGACCCTTCGGTTCCGATGAACAAGGTGAACAAGGAGGGCGAGTACGTTTTCTGGCGTACCTTCTCTGGAAAGCACACGCTGCTGGAAGCGCAAGCCGCGAAACAGCTGCGCTATGTTGAGAAGGCCGCTGACAAGATGCCAACGAACCAGACCACAGGTGACTCCGCCCGTGGTCGTGGATTCGGTGGCGACTCGAGTCCTGGAATGCGACTGAACTCCACTGGCGTCGCCAATGCCTATCAGGTCGATCAAGGCTCTGTCGTCATCATTCCGGCAGAACTTGGTCTTGGTGAGTCAACCGCTCCAGAGAAATGGCTCTTCACGATCCTGAACAAGGACCAAATCGTGCAGGCTGAGCCACTGGATCTCGAGCATGACATGCACCCTGTGGCTGTCACGGAGCCCAACACAATGGGCTACGGTTTTGGCCAGATGTCGCTTGTGGACTACATCGGCCCGATTCAGGATACCCTGTCCTGGCTGTTGAACTCCCACATGCACAATGTGCGAAGCACGATTAACAACTCGTTCATCGTCAACCCGGCGATGGTCGAGCTTGGCGATCTGCGTACGCCGAATCCTGATGGCAAGATCATCAGGCTCAAGCCGGCGGCTCTTGGCATGGACGTGCGTCAGGCTGTGCAACAGCTTGCTGTGACAGACGTTACCGCCAACCACATGAACGATCTCGGTACGTTCATGCGAACAGGCGACGCAGCCTCCGGTGTCTCGGACAACATGCGTGGAATTCAGGATGGCGGTGGACGCAAGACGGCCACGGAGGTGCGAACTTCGAGTGAGGCCGGTGCCAGCCGTCTGGCCTCCAAGGCCATCTGCTACAGTTCACAAGGCATTGTGGACCTCACGGAACAGATGTCTGTGAACCTTCAGGCCAACATGTCGACTCCTGTGTTCTTGTCGATCGTTGGAGCCGAGGGTCGTGACGCCCCAATTGAGATTAAACCAGACTCGGTTGTTGGGGACTTTTACTATCCCGTGCATGATGGTACACTACCAATTGACCGAGTTGCCTTGGTCGACGTCTGGAAAGAACTCATGATCGGAGTCGCGCAAGACCCCGAACTGCGTAAGAAGTTCTCTCTGGAAAAGATCTTCGAGTTCACCGCCAAGCTGGGCGGTGCAACAAACATCGAGTCCTTCAAGGTGCAGATCGCACCAGAGGGCGCTCCGGTTGGCGCTCCAATCCCCACAGAGGTTCCCAATGCTGGTATCGGATGACAACAAAGCTCTGCTTCGCGGTTTGCTGGATGGCGCTCTTGGTGAGCTCTTGCAGCAGGCGGAAGAGGAAGCAAAGTCCATGATGGCGTCTGTCATCAGCAAGAATCTGGACGACGCGGCCGAACTTGCAGCCGCCAAGAAAATGCAAGGAAATGTGCAGGGCTACATGCTCTGCCTTGACAGACTGAAGGAGATCATCAATGGCTGATTCCACCGAACAAGGCGACGTCAGCGAAGCTGAAACGTTCCTTCGCTACGATCCTTTCGCGCCGGAAGATAACGCTGAAGACAGCGCTCCCACCGGAGAGGAAGAAGTCGCTACCGGGACTGACGGCGACGTTCAAGAGGAGGCGGCTCCTGTCGCTCCTGTCGAACCGGCCCCGACGCAGGTGACAACGGACCCGACCCTGACGGCGCTGCTTGAACAACAGACCCGTCTTCTTGAAACGGCACTCAAGCCTCCGGTTGTGGAAACCACTCCCGAGCCTGAGGCGCCGCGCTTCGCTGTGCAACTGCCCGAAGGTCTGGTCAACATGCTGAACTCCGAGGAACCCTCGGAACGCAGCGCGGCGATCAACAACATCGTGAATGGCGTCGCCAACATGGCGTTCGCTGCTGCGAAGGACCACATCGAGCAGCGCTTCGCTGCATTCGCGAAGGAACTTCCGCAGCACATCAGCACGCACACGGAGTCGATCACGACGCAACGTGACGCGCAGCAGATGTTCTACTCGGCGTATCCCAAGCTGGCCGATCCCGCGATCCGCGGAACGGTTGGTGCTGTGGCCCAAGAAGTGGGCCAGCAGTGGATGCGGCAAGGCAAGCCGTTTACCGGCATGACGCAAGAGTTCGCTGATGCCATCGCGGCCGCTGTCGCGCAGAAGTTCTCGGTTCCCGTTGACGTGTTCAAGGCGCAAGCCCCAGCGTCGCCACCGGCCGCTCCGCAGCCCACGAGACAGCCTTTCGCTGCTCCCTCGACGCCCCGTCCCCAGCCTCAGCCGACAAGCGAAGATGCCTTCGCCAAGTTCGGCCTCGACTTCTAAAGAAAGGCAAGCACAATGGCCATTCAAGGCCTGCGGACCACCGCAAACTTCATCGCCAATCAGGCGCCTGAAAACTGGCGCGAAGGCATCATGCTGCTCAAGCCCAACGGCACCGCGCCGTTGACGGCCCTGACCAGTCTGATGAAGTCGCGCAAGGTTGACGATCCCCGCTTCCACTGGTGGGACAAGCCGATGCAGACGCGTCGTCTTGCCCTCGGCGCCAACGTTGCTGCCGATGCTGCTGGCACTGTCACCACCGTGACCGTCGGCTCCGGCGCCCTGGGTCTGAAGCAGAACGACGTCGTCCGCTCCGAGCAGACCGGCGAGATCATGCGCGTCTACGCCGACCCGACCACCGACACCTCGCTGCAGCTCGTCCGCGGTTTCGCCTCCTCAACCTCGGCCGCCATCACCTACGCCGGCGCCGGCGTCAACCCGAACCTGGTCGTCATCGGTTCGGCCTATCCTGAAGGCTCCATGCCCGCGACTGGCGTGGCGTTCGATCCGACCGAGCGCTACAACCTCACCCAGATCTTCCGCTCCTCGATCGAGATGACCCGCACGGCGCAGCGCACCAAGCTGCGCACCGGCAACCAGGTCGCCGAGGCGAAGCGTGAAGCCAACGAGATCCTGCTCAACGATCTCGAACGGGCGTTCTGGTTCGGCAAGCGCAGCTCGGGTATGCTCGACGGCAAGCCGATTCGCACCTTCGATGGTGTTCTGAACACCATCCCGGCCGGGAACAAGGTGGCCGCCACCAACGGCGAGTTCACCATGACCGACCTCGAAGGCTGGCTGGAGCGCATCTTCGCCTACGGCTCGAGCGAGAAGATGGGCTTCGCGGGCAACCGTGCGCTTTCGGCGATCAACACCTGCATCCGCAAGAACTCGCACTACCAGATCGTCGGCGGCGAGAAGGAGTACGGGATGAATGTGACCAGGCTGATCTGTCCGTTCGGCACGCTGGTAATCAAGACCCACCCGCTCTGGAACCAGATGCCCGGCGGAACCACCGGCGGCACCGCCTTCTTCGGCATGAACTCGTCCCTGGCTGTTCTCGACATGGAGAACATTCAGTACGTGTACCTCGAGGGCGACGACATTCGCTACGAGCCGAAGCTCGAGTCCAACGGATTCGACGGCATGAAGTCCGGCTACATCGGCGAGGTCTCCATCCAGGTCGGCCTCGGCGACACGCACTTCTACATCAGCCAACTCAACACCGGAAAGGTCGACGCCTAATGGCCCAGATGCCTGAAGCCCGGTCGAGCCGCGTCGAATATGACGGCGCCGCCACCATCATGCTGAACTCCGGCCGCCTGACCAACGCGGCGTCGGCGCAGTTCGGCAACGTGATCGTCGCTCCGTGCGACCTGTATGTCGAATCGGTGTACTACTACATCGACACGCAGTTCACGCACGCCAGCTCCAAGCTGAACATCGGCTCGCTGGCCAATGACGACGCCTTCATCGACGGCGTCGCGCTGCAGAATGCCGCCACCGGCAACTACGAGGTCGACATGTCGGCCGCGACCACGATCAGCCGCGTGATTCCCAAAGGGACTCCTGTGGCCTTCTCGCTCGACGCCGCCGACACCACCGGCAAGATCAGCGCCACCGCGGTGCTGGTTCCTTACGTGCAGCGGAACTAAGACAATGGCAACCCTGGGCGAATTTCACGATATGGTTCGGTTGACCCTCAAGAAGGGCACGACTCTGGACAACGTGTTCCCGTCCAGGGTTCGCCAAGCTGTGCGTTGGATCGAGCGTAACTTTACCTTTCAGTACATGAAACGGATCGGTACGGTTACGCTCGATTTGGCGTCAGAGTTTCCGTGGGCAGTTGAAACTCCAAGCAAGACTTGGAAGTCAATTGACCTGGTGCGGATCGTGGATGGATCGAGTATCTACCCGCTTACGATGGATCCAGACTACAATCAACAGCTGACGTTCCCGACGGAACGTCCGACGCGGTATGTTCTGGATGGAGTCGAGCGTATCATGCTCAACTCCATGCCGGACAAAGACTACTATATTGAAGTCTTCTGGAACCAGTACACGTCGTGGGGAGTTGACGACAACTTCACGTGCTGGCTTCTGGAGAACGCCGAAGATCTTCTGCTGTACCAGTCCATGCTTCACATGGCGCTGTACCTCAGCGATGACCGCATGGCGTCGACATATCTTGCTGGGCGTGATGAGGCACTACGCACACTAATGGTCGAGGCGCAAGAACGAACTGCGACTGGCCTCAATGATCTGCGTATGGGGTTTTCTCCGGAGGGTGGATTGTGGCTGCCAGAATAATCGTAAGTCGTACGCAAACGCTTGGGCTGAGCTACGGTCTTATGATTCTCGGCGGCAAGTTGCGTCTTGAGCCTGGACCTCCACCTGCGAGGCCCAAACCTGTACCAACCATTCCAAGAGAAAATTCGAGCCAATGACGTACCTGTATAAGAATTTCGCAGAGTCGATGCTGGCTGAGGAACTCTTGGCCAGCGATACGGTACTGAAAATCCTGCCGGAAGACAGCGCCGTTTTTCCAACGCTGGTTGAAGGAGCCGAGTTTCTTCTAACACTGTTTGATGGTGTGAACGCTCCGGAGATTGTTCGTGTCACTGCTGCCTCTGGAACCACACTCACTGTCGAGCGCGCGCAGGAAGGAACGTCTTCGACGCAATGGAGCGTTGGTGCGCTGGTGCGTCTCGCTCCTACGGCCAGTCAGTGTCAAGAGTTCTGGGATGCTCTTGGTGGCAACGGACTTGTCGTCGTCTCCAGCGCAAATGCAGGGATTGCGTTCAACGACTGGAACCGTCGTCGCGGAGCCGCGCATATCACAGCCGGGGCCTCGAATTATAATCTGGCGCTTCCCACCACGGCAACGCTGTATGATGAAATCCTGCTGTCAATTATCGACGCGGGCGTCGGCGTTGTTACGCTGAAGCAGGGTGCCACGTCTATCTGGACACTCGAGGGAACAACAGATTGGGTTCTGCTGCGTTGGAGTGGCACAGCCTGGCTTGGTGTTGCTGGAACCTCTGTTGGTCCGCAAGGCACCGCCGGGAATACTATTCTCAGTGGCACAGCAGCGCCAACTACCGAGGGCGTGGACGGAGACTTCTATATTGAAGATCCGACGACGGCTCCGAAGCTTTATGGTCCGAAGACTGCTGGCGCTTGGGGCACAGGTACTGCGCTGGTGAACAACGGCAACACTGTGTTGAATGGTACGACTGTTCCGACTACTGAAGGCGTCGACGGAGATTTCTACATCAAGGATCCCACAACGGCTCCGGTCATGTACGGTCCGAAGACTGCTGGTTCCTGGGGCTCCGGCATTGCGCTAGTCGGTCCGAGCGGCCCAGGTTCCGGTGACATGCTCAAGACCGACAATCTTTCCGGGCTTGCCAGTGCTGCTGCTTCTCGCAGTAATCTTGGTCTTGGAACCGCTGCTGTAGCGAACATCGGCACGGGAGCTGGCACTGTGGCTGCCGGCGACGACAGTCGTTTTAGTGGACTCTCTGTTACCAACTTCAGTGCTGATGCCACGCTGGCGCTTACCGATGCTGGAAAGCTGCTGCGCCACACGTCTGCTATCGGTCATGCACTCACAATTCCACCCAATTCATCTGTGGCGTTTTCGATTGGAACGGTTATTCCGGTCAGAGTGTTCGGCCTTGGTGCTGTGCTGCTCACGCGCGGAAGTGGTGTGACGCTCACCAGCGCCGGCAGCGGAACGAATACTGATATCTCCTTGGCGCAGTATGACTATCGTGTGCTGGTCAAGGAGGACACAAATACTTGGGTGCTGCTGTGAGTGCTGTGCTGGCCGGGCTCATCGGCAACGCTGTTGATGTTACGCCGGGAGAGCTTGGTTTTGCTGCCAGTTACTCTGGCAAAGACCGCATCGCAACAGAGCAACAAGAAATCACGGCAATCAATCAGGAAATTTCACTCCGACTTTTCTGGTACATGTCTGGCACAGTAAAGGTCTACGTTGAAGTCAACGGAGTTGTTGTTGCAACAACAGGCGATGCAAGTAAGACAACCGGCTCGCTGAACTTTACTGTAGTGGCCGGCGATCTGCTGAGTTTTCGTGTTGACCGCTCGGCTGTCCGCACAGGTTACGTGCAGATTTTGAATATGAGTGACGGTGGCAAACAGCTTGCTTACATAACGGTGTCTATCACATGACTCCTTTGCTTGAAGTTAACCCGCAGCTTTTGCTCAGTGGTATCAATCCGAGCCTGCCCGTTCCGCTGTGCCCGCTTTGGACAGACGGTGTTGGCGTTATCTTCGCCGACGCTTCTGTGCAGAACTTTCCTGGCCAGGAGGATATGTTTCAACTGAGTGAGCCGCCGGTTGACATGATCCAGGCGTTTGTCAACGGAAGTCCTCGGTTGTATGTCGGAACCTCAAGGCGTCTTTTGAAGTATACGCTTGGGGCCGGTGTCACGGAACTGCTGCTTGGCGACTTTGGTGCGTGGAACCTTGTTGCTTGGGGCGACTGGCTCATTGCGAGCGATGGGGTCAGTCCTGTGCTTGTTTCGAAAGACACAGCCGGGGCAGTGGCGCTTGCCGGTGTGAATTTTACCAGCGCGCGTGTCATTGAGAAGTACGCAAACTACATCTTTGCTGCAAATACATCCAACGGCGAAACACGAGTGCAGTGGTCAACGCTGGACAATCCAGAGGTCTGGATTCCTGACGTGAACAACACAGCTGGCGGCTATACAATCCGAGATATGGACTCCGGTATTATGTCCACAGCGGCGCTTGGTTCAGTTCAAGCGTTGTACTCTGGCGACTCGATGTTCACCATGCGCTATGTGACTGATCGTGATGTGGTGTTCAGTATTCTTCCGGCTGTGCAAGGTCTTGGCGCTGTCAGCCGTCGATCGGTTGTTTCCGATGGCAGGTTTAATTGGGGGCTGACGCAACGCAGTGTGTTCAAGACAGATGGCATCTCCAAGGCGTTTGTTGACGAGCCGCGTGTCAGGAAGATTCTGCGCGAAAGCACAGATTGGGATGCTGCTGAGCAGATCTATGGCAGCCTAGACGAGACAAGACATCTGGTTCAGTGGCATCTGCCGCAAGTAGCTGGAGGCTTCAAAACTTTGGCGTATGACTATGAGGGAGACTCGTGGACGTACCCTCACGCTGGAGTCTACTGTGGTCTTGAGGACGGCACGTTCAATAGTCTGCTGCTTGGACGCGCAGCCAAAATTCAGAGAATTCGTGGGTCAACTCCGGCTGCGTCCTACATTCAAACCAAACCGCTGGATTGCGGCACGAGGGACAAGCACAAGCTGTTTCAAGAACTGTGGTTGGATATAGAAGCAGATGCTGGGGTTGAGGTTCATGTCAGCTACTGCATGGACTCTGTCTACGACACACCAACGGCAGTCGAGGTGTATCCAGCTGCGGAACGCATTCCACTCAATGTGGAAACAAGCACTGCCGTGGCCATCATCGTTAAGATTTCAGCGCCGGACGGCAAGTCGTGGCGCTTGGCAGGAATGCGTATTCAAGGTGAACTTGGGGGTAATGTCTCGTGAACGTACAACTTCCCGAACGCGCGCTTTATCTCTCAGAGGCTGACTGGGCCAACGCGCTTACCCAAGCGCTCGGCGAGGCCCTGAAAGACGTAAGTGAAATCCCACAAGGCAGCATTCTTGCCCGCGAGCTGGTTCCTCAAGGTTGGAAGTATTGCGACGGCACCAACGGAACACCAGACTTGACGGCGGTTGAGCTGCCAGGTCTCAAGTGGATTCAGAAATCATGAAGCAGCTTTTCCTGGCTGATTTATCTCCGCGAGACATCAGCTTCATTGCGCGGTTGGATAAGACAGACTTTGCGGAAACTCCGGCAACTGCTTTGCTGGATCGTGTTGCAGCTGGAACACTGCAAGCATGGCGGTTTCGTGATGGGGTGTTGTTGACGTGGGTTGACGATCGTGTATTGTGGGTTGAGGGCATGGCCGGGGACAATCTTACACTCCACAGTCAAGCGTTGTTCCACGAGACAAAAGAGCTGGCTAAAGACCTTGGCTGCTCTAAAATCCGCTGCATCGTACGAAACAAAACGTTGCTCAAACTTTACACCATGCGACTGGACTATACACCAGTTGGTACAATTTTGGAGGCTACGCTGTGAGCGGCTCGTTCGGAAACCAATCTTCAAGCCAGTCGTCAAAGACGAATGAAACTGTCACGAAGACAGCCCTCGCCGAGCAGATGCCGGCTTGGAACTCCATCTGGCATACGGCCGGGACAATGGCGGACTCGGCGTCTTCGCTGCGTGATCGCCTTGCTCCGACAGCGCAGGCCTACACAACGCTCGGCCAGCAGACAACGGCCGGCGCCGATGCTGTGCGGCAGCTTGGACTTGACACCGTCGGCGGAAAGTACCTCGATGCGAACACCTACCTGAACCCAGCCATCGACGCGGCGACGCGCGGAACCTGGGAGAAGTTCAACCGAGAAACGCTTCCGGCACTTGCAGCCTACGGCAACATCTCAGGCGCCTATGGTGGTGATCGCCAATCGCTGGCTGTCGGACAGGCTGGCGCTGATGCTGCTGTCGGCGCGGCCGACATTGCGGCGCAGCTTGGGTATCAGAACTATCAAGCCGAACGGCAGCGGCAAATTCAGGGTGCTGATCTGCTGGGCGCTGCCGCAAGCCAAGGTGGTGCCGGCGCTGGCTACACCGGCGAAGGCGCGACGATCCAGGATCAAGGACAAGCCGCGCTTCTGGGCCAGCTGGCTGAGATTCTCAGTGCCGGTGGGTTTGGCACACAAAGCGGAACGTCCACAACCAAGGGCAAGTCAAAGACCTCCGGCTTCACTCTCGGCTTCTCAAACGGATAAGGACAGGGCTTATGGCTGAGAACAGACTGACAGTAGACTATGCTGCTGGAGCCCCGGGCAATCTGCAGATTGCTATTCCGCGGGCACTGCAAGACTGGTGGAACAACGCGCAACAGCAACTCGCGACTCCGACTCCGGTAATTCCGCAGGGGCCTGGTTTTGTTGCTCCCAAGTCTCCAGAGCAGCTGGCTGCAGATCAAAACTACACTGCCGGGGCTCCGGGCAATGTTGATCTTGGCGCGTTCTTCCGTCCTGCTCCAGGAGCGCCGCCGCCCGCTTCTGTTGTTGATGGATACTGGCAGGCGTCTCCTCTGGTTAAACCAACCGAGCCGTTCAAGGTGGATCCAAGCAAAGACGTCGGTGCTGTTGCGGCGCTCAAGGAAGCGGGCAACACTGTCTGGAATGCTCCCGGCTATCTCATGAACGCCGGACCCAACATGTTCAACTCGGTCTCCGGTCCTTGGTTCGGAGACAAGGCGATTGCCGCAACTGTTGGGCCTGTGGTAAACTCCATTGGCGACTTTTTCACCAAGACGCAGAAGCAAGCTGACGCTGATCGTTTGGCTCCCATTGTGCCGCAACGCCTCGATGGGATTCCGTTCAATCCGCAAGCAGCTGTGGCTGGTGTTGATCCGCGCTGGGCGCAGGCGTCGAAGTGGAGTGGAGGTGTGCTGTCTCCGGAATACTTTGCTCGTACTATCGGCAAAGAGTCCGGCGGAAACAACAATGCCCGCAATCCAAACTCGACGGCCACAGGACCTGGACAGTTTACCGAAGGAACATTTCTCGGTATTCTGAAATCGAGCGGTGGTGTGTTCGGACTTCCACCGCAAGTCATCGCGCAGATCGACCCGAAAATGCCTGATGGACCGCTGCGCAGAAGTCTGCTTGCACTTCGGACCGACCCAACAGCGAGTGATCGTGCGACGGCAATTCTCGGACGGATCAACTTTGACGTGCTCGGGCGGAATCTCAATCGACAGCCCACGGAAGACGAGGTGTACCTTGCGCACCTGCTTGGACCAACCGCTGCGACCGCGATTATCAAGGCGCCTCCGAACGCTCCTGCCACAGCGTTTGTTTCACGTGACGCTGCTGTTGCCAACCCGACGTTGTTCTTCCGTGACGGCAGGCCGCGCACTGCCGGAGAGTTTCGTCAACAGCAAAGTACGCAGTGGCAAGCTGCCAGCGGACAACCCTCGGACCTCTCGTTCTCCACCACGCTTCCGGCTCCGCCGCAGATGCTTCCTGTGCAACAGACGCCACCGCCGATCATCGCTCCAATGCCTGGCCGTCCGACACCGACGGCTGTGGACTATGCGCCTGTGCAAGATCTCATTGCTGGTGGTCGTCCGCAGCAGGTGTTGACTCCGCAAGACATTGAGGCGCGGAAGAAGGCCATTGTGTTGCAGAATATTCTCTCTGGCCTTGCTCGTGGTTTCATTCCCGGAGCGTTGGCTGGTTATGGAAAAGGCAAGCAAGAAGCGCTGGCTTTTGATCAAGGACTGCGACAAGGAGCGGAAGGAGATCGAGCTGATTGGAGCCGTTGGGCTGTCAGTCCGACAGGCCAGGTGCAGGAGGGTGTTGCAGCCAACGCCAACAATCTGGCTGACAGTCTGTACCAAAGCTCCATGGACACTTGGAACGTTGACAGGCAGAACGCTGATCGGCAGTGGGAATCGCAAAACGCGAACTCTGGTGCACTTGTTGGGACGCAGAACCAAAACGCGCAGAACACCTGGAAGTGGAAGACTGACGTTGCCACTGCTGGTGGCGTGCAAAATCTCGGCAACGGCGCGCTTATGGTAACGGAGGGTGATCCGACTTCTGGACAAGTCACGCAGCGTGTTGTTGATGCGTCAGCTTACATGGCTGGTCTGCGTCGGCAAGGCGGCGCTTTCGGTGCGTTCTCCGGTGCCAATGTTCCAGCTCCGGTCAAAGCTCGGATTGGCGCCATGTCTGTTGCTGCTACGCAAGGCCCAGACGCCATGTGGATGGTTGCTGCCGACGAGATCGCTGACTCGCCCATGGCCGACAGGATTCTTGGCAGTGGCGCTGAGGCGCTTCGCAAGCAAGCAGAGTCCGAAGGGCGCGGTGACGCACGGCGAACTGGGGACATCTTCCGCGCCAAAATTGCTGCTGCGTTGGCGCTGAAAGCGCAGCAGGATCCTAATGGTTTGCGCTCAGATCTGGCACAAGCTAACCAACTCGGCATCGTTTCGGCAGGAGCCATCCTTGGGTATTCTGGACAATAGGCCAATCGTTGAAACTGCTCCACAAGAACCGGAGCAGAACTTTTTCTCCGGCTTGACACAAAGCACACTGAGTGCCATTCCGGAGCTGTTCGGAGTTCGTGCGCCTGTTGGTGCAGAACAGTTCCGGCGCGAGCATCCGATCCTTGGTTTTGGCTCGGAGATGGTTGGTACAGCTATCCCATATGCCGGCTGGGCCAAAGCGTCACGGGCGGTTAAAGGCTTCGACACTGCCATTACAGCGCTTGGCGATATGGAGAAAGCTCCGATTGTTACGCGCGCCATGCAGGAAGCTGCGCGGTTTGCTCCGTTTGAGGCTGGTCGTGTGGCTGTTGCCAGCGGAGTCAACGGACGCCCGCTTGGAGAAGAGTTGACAAGCTCTGCGATCAACCTTGGAGCAGCTGGTGTCTTGGCTGGGGTCTTTGGTGCCTTTGAAGCTGCCGGCCCTGCCAGTCAGCGCGCGAAGATTCGTGATCTGTTTCCTGATGTTGATGTCCACGCTCCACCACAGATTCAGATGCGGCAGATGCGCGAGGCACTTCAAGCAGGAAGTGTGAAGCCCGAGCTGCAGACGGAAGCGCTCGGACGCCTGTCGCGCATGGACAGAGAAATGCGTGCGGAAGAGCCTGGCCCGCTGCGGAGGTATATCGCTCCACTGGAGGGCGAAGGAGCTGACAGGCCGCTCAGCCGGCAGCTTGAGCGCAGCTTTTTCCGGCCCGACGACTATGCCAGCTTTAAGTCTTCCGGTAAAGCCACGCTTGTGCGTAAGTTCACCGCTGGCGGAAAGGGCTTTAAGGACGAGCCTTCGTGGAGACAAACGGCTAACTTCTGGCAACTGCCGGAGGACTTTGCACAAGAGGGCCAGTATTTCCGCTCGATCCGCGTTGATACGGACAAGGCTGCGAGACAACTGGCAGCGCAGGCAGACAAGCTCACCAAGATTGGCGACTGGCGCATCGGGCGCGAAGAAGACGGACTCTATGTTATGCTCAAGCGCAGTGGTGGAGAAACTCCAGCTGCGCGTGACGCATGGCTTGCGTTCAAGACGGACACGCCTTGGAAGTTCCTGCCAGAGTCAGAAGCTTGGGCAAAGAAGGTTGAGAAGCACGAAGCCTGGTATCCGAAGTCAGATCTTGACATGAACGCTGGCGGAGCTGCGTTTCAATTCGGGCGCAAGCTGGAGTCGGAGATTCCATTTCATGATTATGTTGCTGCAAGGAAAACAGGACTGGTCGAAGGAAAGCTGCAGAAGCTGACTGGAACGCTTGGAGCCAGAGCGGCGGACACGGCGACGTATCTGCTGACTCCAACGATCAACCAAGCAGCACGGAACGCAAAGGCGAACTACATTTTGAAAGCCGCGCAGCTGCTTTTCGACAACGCAGAGCAGCGAGCCACAGATGCGCTTCTTGGTCCTCGACCGTTGGGCGATGCCAAGGGGATTATCTCTGTGGCGCTGGGTTCTGGTGAACGCGCGCTTGATGGTGGCATCGCTGGGCGGATCAATGCTATGACTCCGGAACATATCTCGGAGTTCATGCAGGCGTGGCGCGCTGGAGCGGATAAGGACATGCTTGCCTCGATGCTGGCTGATGGCCGGATTTCGAAGCTGGTGCATGACACCTATCCTGAGTTTGAAGCGGAAGTCACACGGTTCGCCAAGAGTCGAGCAGAGACAGCCAAGCTGGTTGGAGCGGATACTTTCAAAGAGTTGGCCGGTCACGGTGGTCTTACTAGAACCTGGGAAGGGCCGTTGAAGATTGCGCTGCTTGATGATAGCGGACAGCTTGCTGCAATGGCTGATGGATACGACAGAAGCAGAGCGCTGAAGCGAGCAAAGTTCATCAAAGAGGAGCTTGCCAAAGAAGGCAAGGTTGTGCACATCGGGGCCGAGTGGGACTCGACGCAAGGGCAGAGAATTCCCAAGGAACTTCGTGTGCTGGAAAGCAATCCTGGTTTCTTGCAAGAGCGTCAGGGAGTTCGTGGGTACAAGTGGGACTTCGGAAAAGATCCGACCAATGATGAGCTGATTGCTGCGTACGGCGCCTCGTTGAAAGACCGCGCGCGCAGCGAAGCTAACCTTGCCTGGCACGCCCTCTACGACGCAGACCACTCATTGCTTGCTACGCAAGATCCGACTATGTTTAAGATTGTCGGAGAAAGAGTCAACGCCATGTCGGGCGGACAGGACGACATGACGAAGATTCTGAACGGCTGGGCTGATCCGCTTCTTGGTCCGGTGCTTGGTACGAACTCTGCCAGCAGAATCGTTAGCGCGACGAATGAAGCGTTTTGGCATTTGCAGCTTGGAGCTGGTAATATTGCCTATCCGGTGGTTAACCTGATTGGGACGCTGCAGACGGTTGTACCGGAGATTGCGTTCGTCATGGGCGCTGCGCCTGAGCGGGCCGCTGGCTACTACGGTACGCAGATTTTCAAAGGAGCCAGAGCTGGTCGCGGTCTTATGTCTGTTCTTGACCCGATTAAGGTCATGGCCAAGGGTATGCGACTGGTCGTGAAACCGACAGAGGAGTTTCGTTCTTACCTGTCTCGCGCTGTCAACGACGGGACAGTCGATCCGAAATGGATCGAGGATATGGTGGGACAAAACTCACGACAAGTGTTGAAGTTCAAAGAAGTCCTCAGCGGCAAGCAGCCTTTTGGAAACTACGTTCGCGCTGTGAGTGAGTTTCTTCCGGGAATTTCTGAGCGCATGTCTCGTGGGTTCAGCTTTGCCGTTGGCTACGACGTCGGTAAGAATGTTCTTGGAGCTGAAGGCGAAGCGCTGTTTCAGTTTGCCAAGACTTTCACAGACCGCACCATGTATCGGTACTCAATGGCGGACAGACCAGCGGTGCTGACGAACCCGATTGGCAGACTCTTTGGTTCGATGAAGAACTGGACGTTCCACTATTTGTCGAACATGCTGGTGTATTCAGATGAAGCCATGAGAGGCAACGTGGCTCCGCTGGCCTGGCAAATGGCAACGACAGGTCTGCTCGGTGGTGTGTCTGCTATTCCATTCATTCCGGGTATCGCGAACGGTTTTGCTGCGCAAACAGAGCAGGGCAATCTTCTCAACGCGGTTTATGGTATGTTCGGAGAGAAGGGTGGGGACGCTGTGTACTTTGGGCTTCCGGCGGTTATGGGAGTTAGCTTGAGTTCCGCAACCGCGTCTCCCGTTCGGGACGCGAATATGCTGTTTAGTATGGCGCAGTGGTCGCGACTGCAAGCTATGGGCGGCGCTGTTGGTGAGGCCTTTGACTACTATCGCGCTACCGGAGAACATCCTGGCAGGGACCCAAAAGTTGCCGGCCTGCTGGCGCGGGCGTTGGCTCCGAAGACACTGTATCGCTACGCGCAGGTTTACGACTCGCCTGGGATCAAATCGCTCAGCACCGGAAACACGATCATCGATCAGGTCAATCCGTGGAACAAGGTACTCTTTACTCTGGGCTTCACGCCGAACGATATTGAACGTGGCTATGCTACGTTTGAGCAGCTGCAAGCAGACAAAGACAGAGAGAAGCGCATGACAAAGGCGCTTGGCTCGGCGATGCGTGAGGCTATGGATCAAGGAAACGATGAAGAGGTCGATCATATTTTCCGTGCTGCTCAGGTCAATGGCGTAGACGTGAGCACTGTCATGCGCAGTGCTGCGAGCAGAGGCACAGCTGAAGATCAAAGCCTGCTTGAAAGAAACTTCTCAGATCAACAACGCAGCGCTTATGACAGCGTTATGCAAACATGGAGCAACGGACAATGAGAGATATTCCCCTGGACATTCTGTTTCCGTTCCTGAAGAAAGAGGAGGGCTGTGTTCTTCGGGCGTATGATGACCTGCATCCGTTGCGGGTACTCAAGCCCGGGGATAAGATCAACGGAACCCTCACAGCGGGCATCGGCCACACCGGACCTGACGTACAGATCGGAATGAAGGTCACAACAGCGATGGCGAAAGCCTGGCTTGCGGAGGACCTCAAGGAGGCGAGAGAGAAACTCTACGCTCGTATTAGCAATGTGGTCGATGAACTCTCCACGCACCAGTACGCTGCGTTGCTGAGCTTCGTCTTCAACCTCGGCGCCAACTCGAAGTGGGGCATCTGGAAGGTGATCACTTCCAGGCACTTTGAGCAGGTTCCACAGCAGATGATGAAGTACGTCAACGCCAAGGTTCACGGCGAGCTGCGCAAGATGGAAGGGCTGGTCAAGCGCCGCGCAGCTGAGGTTGTGCTGTGGTCAACGGATGAGCCTGGGATTTCGGTCGCCCCGGTTCCGTCGTCGGCCATGCGGGCCACGGAAACGCCCCCAACACCGGCGAATCCATCGAGCCCGGCAAAAGCCCCCAACGTCATCGCTGGGGTCGTGGCGACCGTCGCAACGGTCCCCGTGGCCGCAAAGCAGGTCACCGACGCTGTGGCCCCGTGGGCCGAGCAAAGCCCGGTTGTGGGCCAAATCATCGCTGTGGTCGCCACGTTGGCCGCCGTCGCCGCCATCGTCGGTGTGGTGCTGAGTTGGCTTAAGCAGAGGAAAGCCTGATGGGATGGGAACTAAAGCTGGGAGCTAGCCTGCTCGCTATCGCGCTGATCTTCGGTGCTGGCTGGCAAACCAAGAGCTGGCAGGTAGCTGCCGCTAAGCAACGCGAAGGCGCGAAGGCCGAGGTGCGGTACGTTGAGCGGAACCACAACGTCTACGTCGCGGGCAAGGAGTCCATCAAGAAGGTCGAGGTCGTCCGCTGGAGGACGAAGGAAATTCTCAAGGAGGTTCATGTCTATGTTCCAGAAGCTGTCAATACTGCTGTGCCCAATGGCGTTGTGCGGTTGCTTGACGCCGCAGCCGCCAACGAAGATCCCCCTGCCCCCAGCCCATCTGATGGTGCCGCCGGGCAAGTTGACCTTGCTGGGCTCACGTCCAACGTCGTCGACAACTACGGAACCTGCAACGTCTGGAGGGAAAAAGTAATCGGACTGCAGGAGTATATCAAGTCGGTGGTGCCTGAGAGCTAAGGGCGGGCTTCAACTTGAAGCGAAGTCTTTAACTTGAAGCCATACCTTTTGTCGACCAAAACGTCACGACACCATTCTCGATTTCGGAATGAACATATCCTGGGTCCCGGCCACGCGTTCGAGCAGCCGGGACCTTTCTGCGAGATCAATGATCTGCATGACTTGGTACGACGGAACGCGAGCGCCAAGGAATACGATCAGCCGACTGACGTGTATCGCGTTGTTGCCGTTCTTGTTGAACTCACGCATAGCGAAGTAGTGCAACTCTGTCATAGCAGAACCAGCGCCACCGGACTGGTTGGCGCTGATGTCCTTGAAAATCTCCGGCATTACTTGCTCCGCATGAAGCATCCAAGAAATTCCTGTAGCCGCTGTCTCAGGTGTGACCAACATCTGTTGGCTGTTGCTAGACATCGTAGCAACAGTGATAAGTTTCATTGCGTGGATGAGTCGACGTGCGTTGTAGGTCATAAGCTTGGGATGGTCGGGCACAGGCTGAAGTCCACCGCGATACCAGTTCGTGACGATCTCCATAGCACCTTCGGTCCATTTGATCTCGCCGAACTGCTGTGCGATTATCTTGGCGTCGTGCATAATCTTGAGCCAAAGAGCAGCTTTCTTACGGCTGTCTTCGGCCGGGGCGAATAGATCAAGCTCTGGTGCGTTGCCGGCGAAAATCAAAATAACCCGAGATGTAAAGCCCATAGTCCAAGCTTGCTCTGGCATAAGGTGGCCGAGGTAGCTTGGTGTTGTCCCGGCCAGAATGTTAAGCTGGGGCTTTGGAATGATCGTCGGATGCTCACGTGTTCCACGACGTGACTCTTCAAACGGATGGTCAGGTGAGTCGTAGAAGTGGATGAGTTTTGAGATAAACTGCATGTCATGCTGTGGCAGCAAGACAGAGATCTCCGAGGCGCCAATGGACAGCGTGTGGTACTCGAAGAGTTCTTTATCCGACATGACCAGGCGTGTACCAGCTTTGGCCAGATTGTCGATAAGAGATGCCGGTGTCATATCGTCTGGTGCAATGTGCAGTTGCCGGCCTGGAAGCGTCAGTTGCCGAATTACGTCCTGCATTGTAGAGATAGCTTTGGATTTGCCAACACCAGGCGGACCGACAAGCAGAGTGTAAAGGTTTGGGTACACCGGCTGTCGAGCAGAGGTCACCCAAACCCTGCGCTCAAGGAGCGAAGCAAGTGTGGAAATCGCCGCCCACTGGCGGAACTCTAGTGGAGTTGGAAGACCGTCGGTGTACTCAACAAACGCGTCGATCCATGATGGTAGCTGTCGGATTGCCGGTGCGCTTGCGGTTGTCATTGCCTGTCCACTTGGTAAGTCCGTCGGGATTGCTGTCAGTTTTCTTTGCCCAGTTCCAGCCGACAGCGGCCTCATTGGGAATTGTGGTTGTGCGGACTATGCCGTTGTGTTCCACTGAGAGTGGAATATCGAGAAGAGCTTGGACCTTAGGAATGATGCTGGCTTCGAGGTGGGAAGGATACTGGATGAGAATGGCGTCGTGGACTTGGGCGAGGAGTTGAATGCGTAGGACAGCCCGCTGCTTCCACACCTTGTACATACCAAGGTTAAGCAGCTGACCAACAACACTTTGCGGCTCGTAGAGTCTGCTCGTCGAATAGGCGTCCGAAGAACTGGCGGCGATTTCCAAGAAGTGTGGTGAGTTCTCCGGTAGTTTGCAGGCGGCGAGCAACATCATTGTGCCACTCGCGTATACGAAAAGCTGTAATGTATCTCCGCTGGAAGTCTTCCACAAGCTCTTGAATGATGCGCAGAATTCTTGCAAGTTGCCATGCAGATCCACGGTAGTTCGTGGCGTGACCAAGGCGCTTGGAGATGTCTCTGTACGAAAAGTGACGATAGAAAAGCTCGTCAGCTAATGTGCGGTTGTGCTTCGGGTCATCGGTCCACTCGCGTTCCTGCCACGCCATACGCGCAACGCCTGTGTGTAGATCTCCCGACTCGCAAGCGCGAAGATACGTGTCGTCGCCTGTTGCCCTGAAGATGGCAAGACCGACGATGAACGACTCTGCCTGAGACAGGTCAACATACGCCATCTTGCAGCCAGGGTCGGAGATGAAGATCTCCCGCATTTCGTCTGTGATGTTCTGGAAGTTTGTACCAGAGCCGAAGGCATTTTCACTCGAACTCCAGCGTTCGGTTTCGGTAGACGCTACGTTGTATGAAGTACGCATCCTGCCGTCGGCATCGATGCCGGAGGAGAGAACCGAAATCAGCTTGCCAAGACCGCGAATCTCCATAACAAGTTTTGCAATCGGACGCGCGTAGCGGAACTCGCAGAGCTTTTCAAGAACCTCCATGTTCATGGGAGTTTTTGTTTCTCCCTTCATACGCACGGTTATTGGAGGGATACCAAGCATCTGGTAGAAAATCGGCTGCAAGGCAACAGGAGAGCGTGCGTTGAGGGGACCAACGTCAAGGGCCTCGCCAATGGAATTCAAACGCAGCTCGAAAACTTCCCGCCGCTTACGAAAGCGATCGATAAGCTCCATTTGCTTTGGTCTGTCGATACGAATGCCTGTGCGCATCATGTCCATTGCGGGACCTTGCAGCGCCCGCTTAAACTTGTAGACCATTGCCGGGCCTTTGTGCTGGACAGCCGTAAGCTGAGCAGAAAGAACCTCGTGGATTTCCTTGGTTGTGCAGATGTCGAAGCCGTTGTAGATTTGCAACAGGTCGTGATCAGACATGTCGTCGAGTGTGTCGGCTGTGAGTGCGGCTGTTTCAATCCAAGGCATCTATTCGTCTCTCTTAACAGTCTCTTTGAAGTGGCGCTTCCGCATTAGTTTCCAGGCTGGTTCATCTAGATAGATACTGCCTTGGAAGCCTAGTCCCTTTTGAAGTTCAGGGTATAGAGAATGGTGGAGGACGAGAGTGTCTTCGGTAAATTCTCGAACAGAGATTCCATATCGGAGGAAGTACTGTGAGTCATAAACTCCATTTTGAAAAAGAAGCTTTGCGGGTCCAGAGACCACTCGGCGTACCACCTTCCACGCTCGGAGTTCTTCGAGATATGGCCAGTAGCACCCATCGTCTTGTCGGAGATCCACGAATGGTATAACGAGTCCGCAGTCTCGAGAAGCTGCAAATCCAACGCAGGTAATTTGACCGGATTTGGTTTCGATGTCGACGGAGATGAGGGGGGCGGAGGATAGATGTTTTGCATAGAAAGACTCGACTTCGATGATGGTTGGGTTGATGAGCAGGCGACGGTTGGGGCGAACGAATACTGGAGACTCGGAGTGCTTCTTGGCCTTCTGGAGATCAGCGACGAGGATCAATCTGTCAGACCACGCCCGCATTATATACGCAGGGTGGAACGTAGGGAGAACCTTTCCGAACTCTGACTCGAGGACGGCGCCGCGCAGGGAGCGAATTCCAGTTTGACCAGTAAGAGCCCAAAGTGCGGTAGCCCCCAAAGCCACGATAATGTTCGGTTTGACCCGTTGGATTTCTTCACGAAGTCTGGAAACTTCTCCCAACTTCTCAGGAGCAAGGTAAAGACCTCTGGCAATGGGAGGCATAGCATAGCCAGCAGGTAGGTCTGCTTTCTTGACCATCCAGCTCTCGACCTTGTTATCCGCAGGCCGATCGAAAAACACGTTGGTGATATAGCAGTCGCTACGAGCAATGCCGGCCTCGGCAAGCATCTTGGTGAGTTCGCGTCCTGAGCTGCCGACAAAGGGACGGCCGAGCAAATCTTCGTCGGCGCCGCTGGCTTCTCCGATGAGCATGATCTTGGCATTGAGTGGACCCTCAGGTTTGACTCGCATCGGGGTTATCCAAGAGCAGCAGAAGCGAGGCGCAGATTTCTTGAGAGATTGAGAGAGGACTCGGCGGCTTTGGCGAACTCGGCGTCGAGTTCAATTCCGAAGACGGCCTCGGCTCCGAGAACGTCGGCAGCGCGCAGGGACGAGCCAGCTCCGCAGGTGGGGTCAAAGACCCTGGACTGTTCGTTGATGACCATCTCCATGAAGTGCTTGAGCATAGGCTCAGGCTTTTCCGACGGGTGCTGCTTCGAGGACGAACTTGGACCGGGGTATCCATTGGACTTGGCCTTGACCAGCTGCCGGTCGCCGCGCGAAGCGAAGAGCGCGAACTCGGTGATGTTGCGAGGACGCCGCTTCGGGTCTGCGAGGATGCCACGGTTGTCGGTCTTGAGCCAGACCAGCGGAATGTCCTGCACCACGAAAGAGGAGAGATACTCGGAGAAGAAGTCGCGTGTCGCGCGCTCAAACTTCGGGGCGTACCAGAAGATCAGGTGGCAGGAAGGATACGCGAAGCGGTCGATGTGCTCGGCAAAGCAGTCGAGGAGTTTCCAGTAGGTCTCCTCAGAGTCTTCGTAGAGCTTCTGGTGCTGGCCCATCTGCGCGGAGTTCTGCAGATCGACACCGTAGGGAAAGTCGCAGTGGAGCAGATTGAACCGCTCGCCCTCATAGGTTGGAGCCCAATCAAGGAAGCTGCCGTGAAGCACGGCTTGCGCCTTGGGTGTGGGATCAACGAATGGAGCAGTGGGAACAGGCGAAGCTTCCGGGACAACGGCTGGTTTAACCGGCGTCATGATCTCGTTGGCGAGATCTTGCAGCTGCCGTTGTTGGCGCCGTGTGACTTCGTTGTAAGCTTGACGTGTGGACGTGGCCTGCTTGATGCGTGGGTCGTCAATGTAGTCAATGACGATGAGCGCTTGGGAAACTTCACCTTTGCCGTTGGCGTAGCCGACAGCAGAGGCAGTCTGCTCGATGGTCCAGCTGGGGTCCAGCTTCTTGTGCAGCTCGTGAATGCCTGCTGTAGCGCGAACACGCTCCTGCCAGGAAAGATCCTTGCGGCGAACGTTCTCTTCGAACTCGATGATCTTCAGCTCGACCGGAGAAAGGTCTTTGAGTTCCTTGTATTCGATCTCGGTTAAACCGAGGTGAACATGGGCGCGGAGACGCCGCTCACCAGCAACGAGCATGAACTCAGAACCAGTCTTGTTCAGGACGATCGGCTGAAGCAGACCGTGGGCTAGAATGCTTTCGGCCAGCTCAGGTATGTCTCCAAAGTCCTCGCGCTGGCGATCTTCACCGACGACGATACAAGAAATTTTGATCTTAGGCACGAGGACTGAGCTCCTGGAGTTAGAGGCGATTGATGATGGCGTTGGATATTGAGTCAATATCCAGAAGAATAGCTTCGACGTTTTGCAGCCTCTCCGCGAGATTGGATCCTCTTGACGTCAGAGCAGTGTCAGCCGCACTGTCCATCGGAAGCCCGATCAAACAGGCAATCTCGCGCAGTCTTCCGTAGATGGTCAGCGCATAGTCGAGCGATTGGTCTGCGACGGCGCCGAGCGTTCGCGGCGGTTGTGCTGGTGCTGATTGATTGTTCATTGCTTTACTCCAGAATGGGGTGCCGGAGGATTACCCGCCTCCGGCTTCGGGTGGAAGCTTAGGCTCTGGCGTAGGACTTCACTTCTGTGTAGACCTTCTGCTCGCCAGTCAGCGGATCGGGATCGCCTAGGCGCTGACCGACGTTGACGTTGACCGCCTGGCCCTTGGTCGCCGGCAGGATCTCGGCATAGGTGCCGACCAGATCGAAGTTGTTCTTGAGGAAGTCGGCGAGCCGGAACTCGGCGGTTTCCGTCAAGTAGAACTTGTCGCGGAGCGTCTTGCCGTTGTAGTCCAGACCTTCGAGGGCTTCGGACTCGATGTCCTCGCCCGGCGCGATGACGTTGAAGATGAACTCCACGAACGGAGTCTTCTTCTGCGCTGACTCGCCGAGCTTGTAGTCGGAGATCACGCAGGCCCAGGTGCCGATCGGCAGGGCGACGGGACGAGCAGCTTCTTCGGAGGAGCGGTTCAGGAGAGCGTTGAAGTCAGCCATAGGATTTTGACCTTGAAGTGGGATGCGTTGCATCGGAGGAAGTCAGGAGGAATTTCCTGACCTAGTGCTTCCGCGAGTCGCGGAAGAAGTCGGCGAGTCCGGTGGACAGTTCGTACTCCGGCTTAACCGATTTCGGCGCCGAGCTTTTCAGCTCGATTGAATCCTGCGGAACGGTGTAGATTTTCCGTCTCGCGTTAGCTCCAACACCAAGGCGCTTGGCCAAGATGGTGGAGTTGAAATAGGTGGGGATCTTCGGTGACAGCGCCTTGCCAAGGGAGATGGGCAGACCACGCTGTGGACCAGTGGGCTGGCCCTTCTCGTCGGTGTCGCCAAAGTTGTCCCAATGTGCGAGGATCAGCACATTGCACTTGATGGCGTCGGAGCAGAGCAAGGAGATCATGTCCTCCATCATGCCCTGAGCAACACCCCAGTCGGACTGGTGCGGGTGCTGGTTGAGTCGGTTGGCGAGGGCCAGCGCCTGGCGCATGGCCGCCTTTCCGCAGTGGGTAAGTGAGTCGATGACGATGATGTCTTGGGGTCCCCATGAGGAGACAGGACCGAGGTCGCGGTCTTCGGTCTTCCAGTTGGTTAGAAGGTTCATCGCCTTCGCGAAAGCCTTGGGCACACCGTCAACGATTACCTTGCCGCCGACTGTTTTGAACTTGTCTGTGCATGTCTCGTAGATGACAGAGCCGAGTTTGTCAGCAGGCAACATGGAAGCCAGGATGTCCAGCCCGTTGTCGAAGTCAAGGATACGCAGGTTGTAGCCGGCCTCGACCAAGGAAGCTAGGCTTCCGGTTTTCCCTGTGCCGGAGTCTCCAAGGTAGAGGGCCTTGGTGATTTCGGAAGAGTGGTGATGGTCGAGGGAGGGCATGGGGCGGAGCCTTTCAGAAGAGAATTGAGAACGAAGTGCAGGCGCTCGGATGCGGCTTTGGAGCTTTCGAGAGAGCAGGTTTTCCAGCTGGAGTAGGCTGATCGGACTTGAGCAAGATCGTCAAAGGCTTCTTTCGCATCGTCACGCATGTGCTCGTGTAGATCAACTGCGAAGTTGTATGTCTCGCGAGAAACACCACCGAGTAGACGCAGAAGAAATAGTCGAATTTTCCTGACAGGACTTGTCACTTGCGCACCTCCAGTGGGTCGTAGTTTCTTTCGCCGTAGTTGGACTTAAGGAAAGACTGGCGAACCCGCGGGTCCTTGGAGCAGATGTCACGGAAGTTGCAGCGGAAGCAGGCCTTGTCATTCATAGGCCAGTGATTGGTGACTGCGTAGACTTCGGCCTGTGCGAGGTACATGCGGGTGTCGCGCAACCACTCGTCGAGCTGGCCTTGTGTGCGGTTGATTGGCTTGCGTCCGAAGCGGGTGAAGCCCACTGCGATCTGTGCTGCGTCGATGAAACCACCGAGGGTTGGAACATCGAACGCCACCTTGGAAGCAAGCGTGTACAAGGACGCTTGGTTATCTGGATTGAACTGCTCGAAGTAGTTGTCACCGAGCGTGGTCTTGGTTGTCTTGTAGTCGTGCCAGTAGGTGTGGCCATTGAAACGAACCAAGCGATCAAGGTGGCCGGAGAACTGGAAGTCCTCGCCAGAGGCAGCACGGATGCCGGCCTCGATGACAAAGGACAGCTCAACCGCAGGCTCACCGCTCGCGAGAATAACCTGCTCAAGAACGTCTTGCTCGAACGTGTCGCAGTGCCACACGATTGAGCGAATGAGGTTGGGCAGGGATTTATTAGCTGCGGCCTCGGATGGGTTGGCCAACAACTTAGGCGCAGCTTCCACCATTGTCCACTGAACAGCGAAGATCAGTGCTTCGGTTCTGGAGGCACCGAGCGCGAGCTGTCGTTGAAAACGCTCAAGCGCTCCGTGATAGAGCCAGCCGAAATTGATGTCAATGTTCTCGCCACGCGAGGCCCAGCCCTCAATGATGGAAAGCTGGTATTTGCGTGGGCACTCCTTGAGGGTGCCGAGAGTTGTTGAGGACCACACGAGTTCCAAGTTCGGAACACGCGCAGACATTGCGGCTAGTGAAAGCGCCATGCGAGGTTTCCGTTGTTAGAGGCCGAGGTCCGAAAGGGAGACGACTGGAGGCGGAGCTTCCTTGGGGGAAGTTTTCGCCTTGGTTGTCTTGGGCTTGGACTCCAGCGCGACAAAGTTCTTGCGCTCGGCGCGGTAGTGAAGTACCAGCTTGCGGAACGCTGTGTCATCGAGCAGGCAAGGATCTGCCGCGAAGATCTCGGTGAGTTCCGGCTCGGCCAGGAGTTGTCCGGTTGTTTCGATGTCAGACATTGGGGAGGTCCACATCAAGGTCAACAGCAGTTGAGGAAGGAAGCTGACGATTGGCAGCTTCCTTA